AAACTCATCATGAGTCTTCTACTCGTCCCCGTGAGATTCGTAACTGGGTTGATGCTAATGCTGACAATCATCGCCTGATTGTCACTACCTACAATTCTCTGTCGCGTCTTCAAGTGGCAGAGATTGATGTAGATACGATTTACTTTGATGAAGCACATAACAGCGTTCAGCGTCACTTTTTCTCTGCTACTGAGCACTTTGCTGCTAACGCAAAGCGTTGCTACTTCTTCACTGCCACACCGAAACATTCCCTCGCTGTTGGCAAACCAGGAATGAATGATGCTGCTGTTTATGGTCAGGTAATCTGTAAAGTTCCTGCTCCTGAGTTGGTTGAGGGTGGATACATTGTGCCTCCTAAAGTTATCGTCAAGCAACTTGCTATGGTGACTGGCAAGCAGACTAACTTTGACCGTGACGCTGAGAATCTGCTGGAAACCATTGACGACAACAAGGTTGGCAAGATTCTGGTTTGTGCTAAGGCAACCAAGCAGATTGTGTCGCTGGTGACTGAAACTGATTTCTGCTTCCAGTTAGAGTGTCGCGGTTACTCTTGGATGTATATCACTGCCAAGACTGGTGCTGTCATTGACGGTCAGAAAGTGAACCGTGAGGTATTCTTTGACACGCTCTCTGCCTGGGGCAAGGATAACGATAAGAAGTTCGTTGTTCTACACCACTCCATCCTCGCTGAAGGTATCAACGTTAGCGGTCTGGAAGCAGTGCTCTTCCTGCGTAATATGGACTTCATTGGTATCTCTCAGACCATCGGACGTTGTATCCGTCTCCATCATGACGATGCTAAAGGTATGTGTGATGGGACTATCCAACCTGGCAACCTGAGTCAGTATAGCAAATCGTTCGGTCTTGTGTGTATCCCTGTGTACTCCAAGGTTGGCATTGCTACTGCCCGCGCAGTTCAGTCGGTTGTTGATACTATCTTCGAGAAGGGAGAACCTGCCATCTCAACCGTTCGCAGGTGAGTCTCACTGAGAACCCAGTCACAGTCGGGGGTCAAACCCTGATTTTTTTGTAATTCTGCCTGGGGGGTGTCATAGGTCATCCTCCGCAACAAAAACAACGATTTTTTGGAAAGTGTAACTATGAAAGAAGGATTTACGATGTTCAAGGACACTTATGCTGCGATTCCTTATGCTAACAAGGGATACATCATCATACACCAGGGGCAGCAACTTGAGAAAGTGTGTAGGACTGAGAGTTCTGCGCGAAAATATATCACAGACCACAAGAATGGTAAATCAGTGGCAAAACTTCCTGTCAATTAAAGTTAGGATCGTCTAAACTGTAGTAGAATCATGGGAACGGCAGCGCCTTAAAGACTCCTCTGTTCTTTCAACTTACGCAAAGCGTAAGAGAAACTATGAAACAATTTTGGCAAGAAGTTCTCCAACTTCCGTATAAACCAAACAGTCAAGATAATCCTCTTCATGAGCAACAAGTCATGGAGTTGCTTGACAAGTTTGGGTATAATTATGAGTATCAACCTAATGGTCCTCAGCAATCTCCCGACTTTCGTGTTACTCTACCAAATGGACGTGTAGTTGACATTGAATGTAAGTCTTCTAAGAATACATTTCCCACTTACAATGGTGGACTGCCGAAGAAAGGAGTCATTTACATTTTCAGCAGTAAGAGGTATAATGAAACTACAATCTTCTTTGCTGATGATGTAGTCACTGACAAGAAAAGGGAACTCTACGCCAGTCTCGTAGAGGAACTCAATTCTGTTCTCAAAGTGTATCAACTGGAGGAAGAATGGCAGCAGGATGATAGAGGTTTTGACTTCTACATTCGCAACATGTACACTCAATCTGGTGCTGGAAAGAAAGACTATTTCAAGCACTCTAACCGCCAACAATGCGAATCTAATGTTCTCAATTTCGACTGGTGATTGTCAGCAAGTTCTCTCCTCTTATGGGGAGAACTTTTTTCATTCTTGTATCACTGACCCACCATACGGAATGGGTATGGAGCACTGGGATCATTCTGTTCCTGGTGTAGAAATCTGGCGTGAGGTGTTTCGTACACTTCGCCCAGGTGCTTTTTGTCTTGCTTTCTGTTCTCCCGAATTGTATCATCGTTTGGCATGTAATGTGGAGGATGCTGGGTTCAAGATTAAAGACCAAATCATGTGGATGACTACCACTAAGATGCCAAAGTACAATCGGTTGAAACCAGCACATGAACCGATTGTAGTAGCACAGAAACCCTATCAAGGTTCTCTTCAGAGTAATTTTGAGCAGTGGGGATGTGGTCTGATTGATGTAGAGAATACTCGTGTACCATGGGATAAGAAACCTCCTACAGGTTGGGTCGCTCAAGGTGGCAAGCGTCGTACATTTGGTAAGGATGGTAACACTAAAGGTTCTGGTGCTGAGTATGGCACTGTGGACGCTAATCCTGCTGGTCGTTATCCTTCCAACATCATCGGTGAGGTAGAATCAGCACATCAAAAGTATTTCTATGCTCCAAGAGCAACTAGGAAGGAAAAGGGAGCAGATAATGACCATCCTACAGTCAAACCTGTGAGTCTGATGGCATACTTAACCAAGATTTATTGTCCTCCTAATGGTATAGTTCTTGACCCATTCTGTGGCAGTGGAAGTACAGGAGTGGCAGCGATTCAAGAGTCCAGAGAGTTTGTGGGAATTGATTTGTCTGAGCATTATGCTGAGATTGCCACAAAAAGGTGTGAAGAAACTGTAGCATCTGAAGATGATGCCAATCCACTGATAAATGCTTTGGATTAAAGTTACTCACCTCCAAAGTGGACCTATAGTGTAAGGGGCACCCTGCCCCACAATCAAAACCAAATGCAAAACAAAATCGCACAGGTTAAGACTTTCGTGAATGAGAATGTTTCTAATGAACTTCTCAAGAATGTCGGTCTCTCTACTGCTATTATGTTCGTTGTGATTGTTGCCCAACTTCTCATTCACGAAGTTGTTTCGGTTGTTGATGCGATTCCAGTGTTCAATGGTGTTATGGAACTCGTTGGACTTGCTGCTTTCATTAACTTTACCCGCAACAATCTAGTAACTGCGGAACAGCGTACTGTACTGGTTGATAAAGTCAAAACTACTTACAATCAAGTCGTTGAGTGAGGGGTTTATCCCCTTTTTTTGTGCCAATTAAAGTTACTCACCTCCAAAGTGGACTTATAGTATGAGCATCAAGCAAATGACAAAAAATCTACATCTTGAGCATCCTGAAGATGAGATTCTGACTGGCAATCTGTCGGTTCTTGATTGGTTCTCGGAGGTAGATTCTACCATCAGCATCAAGATGGATGGTGCTCCTGCTATTGTGTGGGGCACAAATCCGCAGAATGGTAAGTTCTTTGTTTGTACGAAAGCAGCATTTAACAAGAAGAAAATCCGCCTTTGCTATAACGAGGATGACATCTTCACTCATTTTGGTGGACAACCGCGTGTAACGCAGATCCTCATCTTCTGCCTGGATTTCCTGCCTCGCACTCAACAAGTGCTCCAAGGTGATTGGATTGGTTTTGGTGGTGGGTTGGATACATTTACTCCAAATACGATTACCTATAAGTTCCCTGCGCCAGTTCGCCAGGACATTATCATTGCTCCACACACAATCTACAGCGGTTCGGATGACATTCGTGAGATGACTGCTGCTCCACTGATGACCAAACTCATCAGCACAAAGCATTGCCTGTTTGTCCAACCTGAAGTGGAATTGAACCCTTATCGTGAAGATTTGGAGGATGTGTGTAAGTTTGCCAAGCAAATGTCTACGTTGTGTGAGTTTGTGACACCAAACAAAGCAACACAAATCAAAAAAGAGATTAACTCCTGTATCAAGGAGCAACGGACCATCCGTGAGGATGAAATCGCAGAAAAATGTGATTGTGACAAGTATCTCATCTCTTTGTGGAAGTTGGTGAAGTCTATTAAGGATGATTTGTTCCTGTTCATTCACGAAAAGGATGATATTGAGTGCTATCTGTGGGATGTACAATCATTCCACGAAGGTTATGTGATCTCCAATAAGTATGGGACACATAAAGTAGTGGATCGTGAAGTATTCTCTCACGCCAACTTCACAATGGCAAAGAATTGGGGTTGATTAAAGTTACTCACCTTCAAAGTGGACCTATAGTATGAGCACAACCACTAAAATGATTAACCAAATCGCTGAAATGATTGTGGATGCTGCTAATGATCCACGTACCGCAGATAATATCCGTGAAATGCACAAAAATCCTCAAGGTGCAGAAACTCTGCGTCTGATTGTGCGAGATAATGTAGCAGGTGCTGCTGATGTAGTTGCTAATGCTCTCTGGAACAATCTCTGAAACTAAAATGACTACAACTTTCGCTGAATACGCTTCCCAGCAAGAGGCACGTCAGAACATCGCTAACGCTGTTCTAGCACATACCTACGCATTGTGTGAGGCATTGCGTCAGAACTACATTGATTATTCTATTCGTTCTCACGAACGTTCTTTACAGCGTCTTGAGGGTAATACCGAGACTGGTATTAACTATCACAAAGCACAAATTGCTCTGCTCAAGTCTGGTGTTTCTGACTACAATTTCTATCCCGAAACTGGTAGAAAGTATCACAAAGTGATTATGGATGCCAATGGATCTCGTTCGGTTCATTGTTTCATTGACAAACAGACTGGTCAAGTGTATAAGTCTGCTTCATTCAAATCTCCTGCCAAAGGTGTTCGTTATGACCTGCGATTGATTGAGCAACGTGAATGGTTGCTGGAAAATGCTGACTGGGCGGGTGGTTATCTGTACGCAAAATGATTATGAATCAAGAACAACTTATCCGTTCAATCAGTCAACAACTTGAAAATCTAATGACCTTAGATGAAGAGTTGTCGGAAAAGTATGATGCTTATTGTTTCTATCCTGATACTGATTATGAACCGATTGTAGAACGATTCACCCCTGAACTTCTCAAAGAACTTGAAGACCTTGTACGCAAACTTGACATCGAACCCATCCATTATGACTGACTAC